GCGGGCAGGGGATTGAAGGGCGCACAGCATATAAGCGACCGGAGCCTAGCCCGCATTACAGCGGGCGTCCGGTCACGCTATGCGCCCATCCCCAAACGATGCAGTGCAGTAGACGGATCATCCGAGGGGGTGTTCCTCCCAGATCTGCAGGATCAGGTTGGAATGACAAGAAAGCTAATCATGGAGACGCAGATTGCGAGGCCATTCCCTGAGTTTCAACGCTCTAAGCTGTGAGGTCTTGTGCGCTCAAATCTTGCGTAATGTGCGTTGACAGGCTGCTTGGCTGAGAGCGATAAAGGGGGGGACACAGGGGGGGTTGTTTAAACGGAAAGGTTGAGATGAGATGCCAAGCGAACAGACAAAGGCATTAGCTGTGACGGAGCGACAGGCGCGGCTGGTCGATACACTTGTAGCATCGGGCTGTAGCATCAAGGAAGCCGCGCATGAAGCGGGATATGCTGCAGGTGAGAGTGGCAGAGTGACAGCCAGCAAGACTTTGCGGCTGCCACACGTGCAGGCTTACATGATGCAGAGGGTTGCGGAAACGCTTGGCTTGAACGCTACGACCGCCGCGGCGCGCTTGGTGCGCCTCGCTCAAGGGGCTAAGAGTGAGTACGTGCAACTCGAAGCGAGCAAAGACATACTGGACAGGGCTGGCTTCAAAGCCCCTGAGCGACACATGCACCTTCACGCGGGCGACATCTCTGTGCAGATAGATCTAAGCTAGCATCGTAATTGCGTGCAGCTTCGCCGCACACCTATATAGTTGCAATGCCATGCGATCCTAGATCGCGTTCGCATTGCGCAGCGAAAGCATTACGCGATTACTTGCTTGCGTTGAGGGGGGGGTCAAAAAACGGTGTGTGCCGCCTCGACCCCGCCTATCACTGAGGAAATTTGCCAAAAGGCTTTGTAGCACTTGTGCAGCGTTACAGCCGCAATGTATAATCTAGTCATGATTGATTGGATCTTTTGGACAGGCGTTGAGCTTCTAAAGCAGATAGCTGCATACACAGGCATGACTTATCAGGAAGTCAACGTCTGGTTGTTTATAGTTATCCACCCTGCCATAACTGCTGTGCTTTTGTTATTGCTGCTTCGGCGCAGATTTGTGCGTTGAGCCTTTCATAGCCTTACTGCCATATTGCATTACTGCAAAAATATTTTTGGTTGTAAGGTTCCATGCCTACATTTGATCAGTTAAAATCCACGTTTGATAATAGAGACATGTCACCTGCTGTTGGTGAGCATTACTCGTTTTATTTGCGCGGCATCATCAATGCGGCATTACCTGACTTTATGTCTCCGCTAACGCGCACTGTTACTGAGGATGGCGTTAGTGGTGAGTTCCTTGAGGCACTGCGCCTGACGGCCAGCACTCTTTATCCTGACATGCAGGATGGTGACGTAAAGCAAATCACATATGACGATCTAATGGAGGTTCTTGGTGGCGTATCTATCTTTGACAAAGATGACAGGTACAACATTGAAACCGTTGGTGAGCGTATCCGCACATCTCTTGGCAACTTCGGTTTAACCAAGGAGGATGGGCAGTACGTTGTTTTTGATACATATGACTTTGAACCGACTGATAGCAGTTTAGCTGGTGCTGCCGGTCAGTTGTTTAGTGAGGGTGTATACCCTGCTGCTCGTACTATTGGTGGCATGATTATGCCTGAGAACGCTGATGGCAGCAGTGATGATGATGCTTTGAAGATTCGTATTCGCATTCCTAATGAGCCATCAACCATTGATGTTGATTATGATGATGACCCGCCAGAAGGTGCGCAGGATATGGTGCTGCGTGGCCCGATGACAAACAAGCGCAAGTCTATATGGGATAGCTTCACAGGCATGCTTATCTCTGAGGCCAATGCTGGTCAGCTTGATACAAAATACATTGGCGGGTTGCAAAATGCTGGTGTTATTTCTCCTGATGAAGCATTGGGAATTGCTTCTACGGGGAATGTTTTATCCAGTGGATTGAGTAAATTTGAAGCGGAAATAATGCATGGCACAGAGGTTCCGTCAATGTTGGATTCCGTAAACCCCTACAAGAGTTCAAGCAACTAATGGCAAAGACACCAGCATGGACACGCAAAGAAGGCAAGAACCCCAAAGGTGGTCTCAACGCCAAAGGTCGCGCCTCTTACAAAGGCGGCACTCTCAAGCCACCAGTCAAGTCAGGCGACAACCCTCGCCGCGCCAGCTTCCTGCAGCGCATGGGCGCAGCAAAGGGGCCAGAGCGTGACAGCAAGGGCAAGCCTACAAGATTACTGAAGTCGTTGATTGCTTGGGGTGCATCCTCAAAGTCTGACGCTGTAAGCAAGGGCAAAGCAATTAGCAAGCGTAACAAAGCAAAGAAGGGTGCGTAATGGAAAAGAAAGAAACTTTGTTTGATCGCAAATCATCGCGATCCCCAATATCTCAGAAGAAAGCAATGGAACTCGCTGCTAAAGAAATTAACTCTCTTGAGCCTTTAGAAACAAAGGCAGAAACAGAAGCGCGTGACGCAAAAATTGTTATGAAATATTTGAGAAAGTCTCGCGGCCCAGCTTCAAAATTTTACGGATCAGGCCAATGAAGTATAAACTTGGAGATGGCAGCATCTATGAGGGTGCAGTCTGTTCAATGCCTGATGGCAGGTTGAAGACTGGTTCGACATTGACTGAGGCTAGCGTCCGTTGCTGGCCTGTTGAAGATCATCAAATTGAACGCGCACGCGAAGATGATGGCGGCTTTAAGGCAGACGATCCTGCAACCCCTGAGATCAATGAAGCCTACACTGCCAAGAAGCCTGCAAAGAAAAGAGTTAGGTTGAAAGTATGACAAAGAAAAAAGGTCTTTACGACAACATCAATGCACGCAAGAAAGCTGGCACATCACGTTCAAAAGCAAACAGCACTGTGTCGGCTAAGTCTTATAGCGCGATGAAAAAAGGCTTTAAAAAGAAATGAGCTTTCTGCACACCCTCAAGAAAGAGGAGCGTGACTTGTTGCGCCGTGTAGTGCGCAAGGTACACATGCGCCACCATCCAAATGAATTCCAGACCGACTATGAAGCTGACAAGATTATCTCTGTAATTGCACCAGAGGTTGTTGCTCAGATGATCAAGCGCGGCAAGGATCTCAAGGTTGACCAAATTTAAGTACAAACCAGACGGAGATGTACTGAAGGCTTTCATGAAGTCTGATGTATTCTTTCGTGGCCTGCGTGGCCCTGTTGGTTCTGGCAAGTCTGTTGGTTGCTGCGTTGAATTGTTTCGCCGCGCATTGCAGCAGGAGCCAAACAAAGATGGCGTTAGGCGCAGCCGCTGGGCTGTTATCCGTAACACCAACCCGCAGCTTAAAACCACAACGATTAAGACTTGGCTTGACTGGTTCCCAGAAGAACAGTGGGGCAAGTTCTCTTGGGTTGTGCCGTACACACATCACATCAAAGTAAATGATTTAGATCTTGAGGTTCTGTTCTTAGCATTAGATAGGCCAGAAGATGTCAAGAAACTATTATCATTAGAGTTGACCGGCATCTGGGTCAACGAAGCACGCGAGATTCCTAAGTCTATCATCGATGCCTGCACCATGCGTGTCGGTCGCTTCCCTTCTATGAAGGATGGCGGCTGCACATGGACTGGCGTTATCTGTGATACCAACGCGCCGGAGGAAGATCATTGGTGGCCTATAATGTCGGGCGAGGTTCCTATTCCAGATCATATTGGACGCGAAGAAGCAAGAATGCTGGTAAAGCCAGACAACTGGGAATTCTTCACGCAACCAGCAGGAATGCGCGAGGAGAAGAACGAAGAAGGCGAAGTCGCCGGTTACGTTCCAAACGAACTCGCAGAGAACTGCGTCAACATGCGCAAGGATTATTATCCCAACATTGTGCAGGGCAAAACCAAAAGCTGGATCGATGTGTATGTGATGAACAAACTAGGCAGCATAAAAGACGGCAAGCCTGTCTATGCGATGTTTGCCCCTGACATTCATATAGCTAAAGAAGAAATACCAGTAGCTGCTGGCGTGCCTGTGCATATCGGTGTTGACTTTGGATTAACGCCTGCTGCTGCTATTGGACAAAAGATAAGAGGCAGATGGCTGGTGCTGCAGGAACTGGTAGCATTTGATATGGGCATTGTCAGATTTACTGAGGTGCTTCGGCATGAGATTGCCACACGCTATGCAGGCAATGAAGTTATTATCTTTGGCGATCCGGCTGGTGACTTTCGCGCACAGACTGATGAGTCTACACCGTTTCAGATCTTGAGAGGCGGCGGTCTGTACGCAAGGCCAGCACCATCGAATGATGTGTCGCTGCGCTTGGAGTCTGTGTCTGCACCGCTTGGTAGAATGATCGAGGGGCTGTCAGGCTTTCTGATTGATCCCCGCTGCCGCACGCTGATCAAAGGCTTTGAAGGTGGTTATCAGTATAAGCGTATGCAGGTATCTGGTGAGCGTTATGCTGACAAGCCAGACAAGAACCATTTCTCTCATGTGCATGATGCGTTGCAGTATCTAATGCTAGGCGCAGGTGAGGGTAGGCAGATCATGTCTAACCTTTCTATGCAGACCAAACCGTTTCAAGCAACAAGAGAGTTTGATGTATTCAGCCGCAAGCCAAAGCCACGCCGTCAAGGGTTGTGGTCGAGGATGTAGTTTTGTGCGTTGATCTGCATTTATGCAGGGTGTAGTGAAAAACTAGAAGGAGATTTTATTATGTGTTTGGGTGGCGGTAACAGCAAGCCTGCAGTTTCTGAAGATGAAAAGATTGCAGAAGAAAATCAGCGTAAAGAAGAACAGCGCAAGACTGAGGAAAACAAGGCAAAGCAGTTAGAAGATACTGCAAAGTCTAAGCGGATTGGTGGCGGTGCTTCTCGTAAGTCATTGCTGACAGGAAGCAAGGGCGGTCTTGGCTATTACGACAAGACTCTGTAATGCACGAAAAGTCAGCCAATCTTCTGCTTGAACGATATGAACGCGCTAAAACTGAGCGTCTAAACTTCGAGCCATTGTTCGAGGAGTGTTATGAATACGCACTTCCTATGCGGCAATCTTTCTTTCATGAGGTTGCTGGGCAGCGGCGCGATGATAAGATCTTTGATGAGTCTGCTGTTGTCGGCACGCAGGAGTTTGCATCTAGGTTGCAGTCTGGCCTTGTGCCTAACTTCGCACGCTGGGCTGACTTTATTGCTGGTTCTGAAATACCACCAGAGCAACAGGATGAAGTTAATAACCAGCTAGACGAGGTGACTGATTATGTTTTCGAGGTTATCCAGAACTCTAACTTCGGTCAGGAGATCCATGAAAGCTTCATGGACTTGGCTGTGGGAACAGGCGTGTTACTGGTTGAAGAAGGTAACGCAATCAATCCTGTTCGTTTTAATGCAATCCCTTTACCAAGCGTGTATCTGGACACTGGCCCTGACGATCAGATTGACCACATATATCGGTCACGCGATGTCAAGAATGCTTCAATACCAATTGCGTATCCAAAAGCTGTGCTTGGAGAAAAGACTCTAAGAGCAGTCAGCAGCCAGCCAGAAGCAAAAACAAAGATCCTAGAAGTTGTCTGTAAGAATTACGACAACCCTAATGAAGATCGTTTTGACTTCTATGTTGTCAATGAGACTGACAAAGAGATTATCTTTTATGAGCAGTTCCGTGGCACTGGCTCTAATCCGTTTGTTTGTTTCCGTTGGTCAAAAGCATCAGGCGAAATCTACGGACGCGGCCCACTGATCAATGCTTTGTCTGCAATCAAGACTACCAACCTGACAATTGAGTTAGTGTTAGAGAATGCACAGATGGCTATCTCAGGCATTTATCAAATGGATGATGATGGCATTATTAACACCGACACTATCAACCTAGTCCCTGGCACCATCATTCCAAAAGCTATGGGTTCTGCGGGTTTGCAGCCTATCCAGAACGCAGGCAACTTTGATGTGGCTAACATTGTCTTGAACGACATGCGCAGCAACATCAAGCGTGCGCTTTATAATGATATGTTGGGTGATCCTAACAAAACGCCAGCATCTGCAACTGAGGTCGCAGAGCGCATGGCTGACCTGTCTCGCCGCATTGGATCTGCCTTTGGTAGATTGCAGGCAGAGATGGTGCAGCCAGTATTGCAGCGTGTTGTTTACATCTTAAAGAAGCAGGGTCGGATCGAACTGCCTTCTATCAATGGCCGTGAGGTCAAGATCCGTTCTGTGTCGCCGCTTGCGCAGGCACAGGCCAACCAAGATATCTCAGCCGTATCTCGGTATCTTCAGCTTGTAGGCACTAGCTTCGGGCCGGAGACATTAAACATTCTGATCAATTCAGAAGACGTTGCGGTATATCTTGCCAAGAAGTTTGGCGTTCCTGACACGCTTGTCAGGGATAAGGTTGAGCGTGAACAGCTATTACAAGCTGCACAGCAGTATGCGCAGGCTCAACAACAAGGTGAAGTACCTGATGTCGAAAACCTACTTCGGGGTTGATGGGTTTCAACGCCCACCAGCCGAAGACCAGCGTATCTCCAAAGACATAGATAGTGTTTTCAAAACTCCCACAGGCAAGGAAGTTTTGAAATACTTGCGCTCGATCACCATTGAATCTGTTCAAGGGCCGAATGCAAGTGATGCCGAACTGCGCCATCTCGAAGGGCAGCGGTATTTAGTTGGCGTTATTGAACGCCGTATCTCACACGCACAAAGGATAAAGCAAAATGGATGAAGCAGATAATGTAGAGGTAGCTGTAGCTACTGAAGCACCTGTTGACGGTAGCCAATCTGGAACCGTGGATAGGCCAGAATGGTTGCCGGAGAAATTCAAATCGCCAGAAGATATGGCAGCATCTTACTCAGCATTGGAGTCTAAGCTAGGTCAAGGCGAGGAAGCTATTCGTGCTGAAGTTAAGCAAGAGATTGAAGCTGCTAAATATGCCGAGCGTCCAGAAACATCTGGTGGCTATGAAGTGCCAGAAGGTTTGGATGAAGGCTTGGTTAATGACAATGATCTATTCAAATGGTGGGCAGATCACTCTCATGAGCAGGGCTTTGGGCAAGAAAAGTTTGATGAAGGCATTCAGAAATACATGGAGTTTTATAACTCTATGCAACCTGATCTTGATGCAGAGCGCGTTCAGTTAGGCGAAAATGCTGACGCACGCATTGAGTCCGTTGAACTATGGGCTAACAAGTTCTTTCCTGATGATATGTCTGACGCTGTGTTGCAGCTTGGTTCATCAGCCAAAGGCATTGAAGCGTTAGAGCATATCATGCGTAATACCGGCCAAGCCCAAATGTCATCTACTGGTCAGCCTACACAGTCTATGGGCGAAGATGAATTGCGATCAATGATGCAAGATCCGCGTTATTGGAACCCAACTAAGAGAGATCCAGCATATGTCGCCAAAGTCGAAGAAGGTTTTTCCAAGGTCTACCGTTAGAGACTTTCATCATGATGGTGACATCAGGATAACAAAATCTACTCTGGATCATGCTGATTACCTGCAAAATCATCTGAGGCTGACAGATGTGCGGGAGTGCATGATTCATGGTGCAACGCCTTGGCGGGCGTTGCACTACCCTCTCAAGCGCAAGGATGCAGTAACATGGACGGCTCTGTACAAAGATGTGCCGGTTTGCATGTTTGGCGTTGTGCCTATTAGCAGTGAAGATGGATTTAAGACAGGATCTATCTGGCTTCTTGGCACTCACATGATTGATGAGCATCCACGCAAATTCCTACCTGTTTCAAGAAACATGCTGAACCACATCGCAGAAGATTGGGATGTGCTTGAAAATGTTGTGCCAATAGATCACGCCAAGACACTTAACTGGTTGAATTGGTTAGACTTTATGTTTGGTGAAGATGTCGTAAAGATTAACGGCTTTGCGTGCGTCCGTTTTGTGCGTTGCGCTCCTAACATAGAAGTGACATTTGAATAGCATACGGCCTGTTTCTAACCGACAGCCTCGCCATGAGACAACTGGATGACGAGCGAAACGGACAACCGAAGGTGTAAATTTAACTTTTGTAATGAGGACTGAATCAAATGGCGAATACAATTGATATCGCATTTATCAAACAGTTCGAGTCAGAAGTACACTTGGCGTATCAGCGTATGGGTTCCAAGCTTCGGAACACTGTTCGTACTGCTGGTAATGTTCGTGGAAGTGTAGTTCGTTTTCAGAAGATTGGCGCAGGTGCGGCAACTACGAAGACTCGTAACGGCAACGTAACTCCAATGGAACTGGTACATACAAACGTAGAAGCCACAATGGCTGATTTCTATGCACCAGAGTACATCGACAAGCTCGATGAACTGAAGGTCAACATCGATGAGCGTCAGGCTGTAGCTACTTCTGCTGCATCTGCACTTGGTCGTAAGACTGACGAAATTCTCTACACAGCAATGGATGCTGGCGCAAACGCAACACAGATCAGTTCAACTGCAACTGCTGTAAGCAAGGCCAACCTTCTTGAGTTGTTTGAGACTTTTGGTTCTGCTGACATTCCAGAAGACGGTGGACGCTACATTGCTATGCATCCTGCTGCTTATGCAGATCTGTTTAACATCAATGAGTTTGCATCAAGCGACTATGTTGGTGATCAGAACCTGCCATTCGCAGGCGGCATGACTATGAAGCAGTTCCTTGGCTTCAAGATCTTCTCAACATCTGCAGTAACTGCTGGTAAGAACATTGCTTACCACACATCTGCTGTTGGTCTTGGCATCAATGCTGATGTTCAAACAGAGATCAACTATGTTCCTGAGAAGGCAGCACACTTGGCTACTTCAATGATGTCCATGGGCGCAGTCGTGATCAACGACAACGGCGTCTATGAGCTTCTTGATAATAACTAAGTAAGGAGGCGGGGGGCATAAGCCCCCCGCTAACTATATGCCAACAGCAGCAAATTCAGATATCGATGTCGCAGCACGCGCACTGGTGTTGATCGGGGCAGACCCAATCACATCATTCACAGCCTCGTCTACCGAGGCTCTTGTTGCAAATAACGTATATGAGGACACGGTGCGTACCGCATTGTGTGCAAGCCGTTGGCGTTTTGCTACTAATCAGGCACAGCTTAACCTTCTGACTGCCCAGCCTACTGGCAGGTGGGATCGTGCGCATCAACTGCCAACAGGCACGTTGATGGTTCATGCTGTTACCACCAACGACAAGATGATTGAGTACAACATTTATGGCGACAAGGTTTACAGCAATGTAACCACTACCGACATTCTTGTTGCTGATTTTACATACAGAGCCGGTGAACAAGACTGGCCTAGCTATTTTACACTGTCTGTTGAATACGCTCTAGCTGCTACCTTTGCGCTTGGCATTGCAAGAGATGAGAATATGGCATCGATGTTTGAGAACAAGGCTGCACGTTTGATGCAGCAAGCAAAGACATTAGACAGCCAGCAGCAAACCACACGCAAACTTGTTACATCGAGGTTCATTTCTGAAAGGCGAAGTTAATGGCGAGATTAAGAGTACCGCTGAACAACTTCTCTTTTGGCGAGGTAAGCCCATCATTAACATCGCGTACTGACAGCCCTGTTTATTCATCGGCTGCAGAAAGCGTTAAGAACTTTGTTATCCGCGCAGAAGGCGGTGTGATTAATCGCGCTGGCATGCGGCGGTTATATAACTTTCCGCAAGTCTACAACGCTAGCTTGCAGCAACAGATTAGACTTGAACCTTTTATTTTCTCGGATGATGAAAAATATGTTGTGGCTTTCTCCAATGGACAGATCGATTGTTTCATCATCGATCCCGCAACAGGGGTACTGTCGCATGCACAGACCATTACGGCTGATACTGACGGCAACGCTTTGCCTATTGATGATGGTAATATTCTTCAACTGACATACACCCAGAAGGGTGATTTTATGTTTATCTGCCATAGAGAGTTTCTCTGTCGGCAGCTTGTGCGTACTGGCCTAACTTCATTCGAGGTGCGGCTGTTTGAGTTTGAAGAATCTCTTGATGGTAATCGTGTTTACCAGCCTTATTACAATTTCCAACCGGCTGGCGTAACGATTACATCAAGCGCAATCAATGGCAATATTGTGACACTAACAACAAGCGCAGCTTACTTTACTGCGGGTCATGTTGGTGTGCGTCTTTTGATTGGTGAAGCTGAAGCAATCATCAGCGGCTATACATCATCAACGCAAGTAACAGCTGCGATCTTTGGCGATCTTGAAACGCAGCTTGATCCAGATGCTTTGAAGACGAAGAAAGATAGCGACAAGATTGAGATTACGCATGCACAGCATGGTATGCAGGTTGGCGCATCTATTACCATTGCTGAAGCTGGTGGTCTTGGCGGCATAACCGCAAGCAACATCAATGGCGCACGCACAATCAGCCGCATCATTGATGCTAATCATTATGAGATTACAGCCGGATCATCTGCAACATCAGAGGTTGATGGCGGTGGTTCACCAGTAATCAAATCGGCTGCACCTACCACTGAATGGTACGAGCAGTCATACAGCACTGTACGCGGCTTCCCGCAGGCTGTTACCTTCCATGAAGATCGTTTATGGTTTGGCGGCACGCCAAGCCAACCGGATGGTCTATGGGCATCACGCACTGGTTATTATTATAACTTTGATCTTGGTGATGCAGAAGATGGAGATGCCATTGACCTTGACGCAAACGTGGGTGTCACTAACGAGATCAGACATCTTGTGTCAAATCGTGACTTACAAGTGTTTTCATCTCAAGGCGAATTCTATGTACCTGCGTTTCAAGACGCTCCGGTAACGCCAGCCAAAGCAAAGCTATCAATCCAGACACCTGTTGGCAGCGGCTTTATGCGGCCGCAATCTGTTGACGGCGCGACATTGTTTACGCAAGCAACCGGCACAGCGGTAAGAGAATATCTCTATACCGATGCACAAGGCGCATACACATCAACAACAATCTCGCTCTTGTCATCACACCTTATAAGCAATCCTGTGCAGCTTGCTGTTGTGCAGGGTGCATTGGCGAGACCAGGGGCGTATGGCTTTTTCTTAATGGATAATGGCGAGTTGGCTATCTTCCATAGCCTAAGATCAGAGAGCCGCGCTGGCTGGATGCGTTGGACAACAGAAGGCAAGTTCCATTCTGTATGCTCAACAGGCGAGGATGTGTTTGTGGTAACTGTTCGCGATGATGGGTCAGGCACAAACAAGCTGTTTTTAGAAAAGTTTAATGTCGCACTCAACATGGATTTTGCTGATGACTTCACTGGAACTGCTGGTGTGTTCAGCGTTGCTGGTCATTTTGCTAATGGAGCAACGGTAGAGGTTGTAGACGGCACTGAGTATCTTGGCGCATTCACTGTAGCTGGTGGGCAGGTAGATGTTAGTGCTGTCAAACCAACATCTGTTTCGGCACAGATTGGTTACAAATACACGCCTGAGATTAAAACATTACCATTTGATGCACAGGTTCAAGGTGGGCCACTAACTGGTGAGCCGCGCAAAATAACCAAGGTTGTGCTTGATCTATACGAAACATTGAGTGTGTCAGTTAATGGCACTGCATTGCAGTTGCGTACTGTCACCCATTCTATCGGCAGCGGTAACACGCCGGTCACAGGCAAGCAGGAGTTTCGCGTGCTTGGCTATAGCCGTGATCCTCGCGTAACGATTACGCAGGAAGCACCGCTGCCATTACAGATTAACGGTATGATAACAGAGGTGTCGTTCTAATGTCGTTCATGATGATAGGCTCAATTCTTGGCGCAGTTGGTGGCTTAATGGGGGCGCAACAAGCTGCTACTGCACAACGCAGGCAAGCAGAGCGTCAGGAATTTCAAGCTAAGATACAAGAAGTGCAGGGCATGCAACAGCACAACGAAAGGCGTGCTGCTTATTTTGCATTTGAGTCTGAGATGGATGGTGCGCTTGCTGTCAACAACCGCGCATTAAGTGACCGCAGCGCAGGCGCAATCAAGAAGAAAGCCAAGCAGGCTAACAGGGATGAGCTTAACCGCATGGCAGCGCAGACCCTGTTTAGCGCAGGCAAGTATCGCGCAGCTGCAGATGAAAGCAGGTCGGCTGCATCATCAATCATGATGGCTGGTATGTTTAACACAGCCTCATCGATGGCGATGAACTTCCACAAAATGCAACAGGTAACGCCTGTTACTACAACAACGGTGACGTAATGGCAGAGATTAAAACCTACAAGAAAGCGCAAGTCTTTAATCAGCCAGTAGGTGTGGTTCGTTCTACTGGTGCAGAGGCTGCATCAAGAGCATGGGCTGGTGTTGCAACGGCAGGGCAGCGCATCTTTGAGATGGGCTACCAAGAAGCCAAGGTGCAGCAAAAAGCATTGGGCGATAGCTTTGCCAAGATGTCTGTCATTGGCAGGGATGATGAAGGCAATTACGAAGCCGTTGAAATGCCAGCTACCTTTAGCCCTGTTGCGCGGCAGACTGCAGAGCTTGGCTTGCAGGAAAATTATGTAAAGCAGTTTGCGCTTGATGCAACAAACTCTGGCAAGGCTTTATATGGCAAGTACAAAGAGCGTGGTGATTCTGCTGGTTTCCTAGATGATTGGGAGGCTGCTACATCCGGTCAGATCAAAGCTGTTTCGCAAGATCCAAAGCTGGCTAAGTATGCTCCTGTCATGCAGCAAATGATGGACAGAGTTGGTGCAGAGCATGTCGCGTCACTGCACAGCATTGCTTACGATCTAGCTGACCGCAAAGCATATCAGACAGACACCGAGTTGTTGAATGATGGCATTGCTAATCTTCTTACACTTGCATCCACTGACAGGGTTGTAGAGGTTCCTGATGGCGGTGGCGGCAATGAAACTACTTATGCACCTGCTGGTTATGTTGCATTAGAACAAACGCTTGAGGCAATTGATCGCCTTGGTGAAAAATATGCATCACGCATAGAGGTTGGCACTGTGCCAAAGTTAAAGAAAGAAGCGCGTACTGCGTTTCATTCTGGGCAAATAAGCCGGATTATAAGCAACCTTAAAGAAATAGTGCCGCCGCCATCTAACCCAAACTCAGACAATGATGTTCTTGGCGATATCATGCAGGCAGGAGTGACTGCCTTTTCCACTGGTAGCCTTGACCAAATTCGTGATGAGTCTGTTCGTGCAACATTAGAGGCTGCTGGTCTTAACGATGCTTTCTTCCAGCAAGAAGGCATTGGAGAGCTTCGTGCTGCGTTGGGTAATGAGTTTTCAAAAGCGCAAAGCCGTCAGGCAGAATCATTCAACAAGTTTAAAGATGATTATAGAGTGGCGGCTGTTTCTGCTAACGTAAATGCTGGTGCGCCTGTCGGCAAAGCTGATGCAGCACTGTTTTTAAAAGAAGGCTTTGGCGTTACCAACGCATCTGATTTAGCAAACAACCTTGATAGAATAATAAGCAGCAAGGAAGGGCAGAACTTACTGCTCTACAACACATCGATGCCTGATGTGGTTAAAGATTTTCTGTCGCCTGATTTTGCAAAGACATATCTGCAGCAAAACCCGCAATCTATTCCGACATATCTAAACTTCTTTCGGCAGGCAACACTTGCTCAAAACGGCACTGTTCGCGCTGCGCGTGGATTGGATGTAAAGACTGTTCAGTTCTGGGAGGAGCTAAATGCCTACTCCAAGTCTGGGCAAACCATGTCAATGGATCAGTTCCTTGAGGCCGAGTCTGCGCTGCAAGAAGGCGGTACGCGTGTTAATGATGCTATTCTTGAAAGGATACATCAGAAAACAAGCGTTGATTATAAAAGCGTAGACCAAGCGATAAGCGACTTTACAATGCAGGCTGTTGGCAATGATCCTGATATGGCTGTGTTCTTTGGCAATCAGGCAAAGCGTCTGGTCTATGTGCATGGTGCAGATAAAGCCTTTGAGATTATCAAGAACACCAAAGATAAAATCTTTATGAAGTCTAACCTTATGTACGATAAAGACCGGCCAAGTTTGTTTGCGCCGGAAATGTTCTATGGTGATGCTGAACTCAAGGTTTTGAACAGCACTATTGCAACACGCCTTAGAACGGCCGAGAATGGCGCAGGGCTGGTCTTAGGCAAAAACGTGGGGTTGGTAGCCGACAGACGCGGAACGCCGCCTGTTGGGGGCGTACCGACTCGTCTACCCACATATACGCTTAGATACACCTCTGGTGACAGAATTGGTCAGCCAGTACGCGATGCTAACGGGCCAATTGAGATCGGGCCGCAAGGTATTATTTCTGCGCGTGCTAAAGCTTTGCGCATGACTGAAGCTCAGTGGATGGCTGCGTGGAAGCAATCATACGACATGCGGTTTGGTGCAACAGATAAGCTGGGCAGAGTAAAGCGTCCACCTTCTGGGGCTACATTCAATTACTCTACAAGGTTTAAGACGCGGCAAGATGCAAGAGATGCAGAGGCCAATAAGTAATGGATTATGGGCGCAAAGATTTCTTTATCGCAGCGGATACCGGCTTTCGTGAGAATGTATCAAGCAGTTGGTTTGAAGGCTTTAAGGCTAATGTAGCCTACAAGTACCAGCCGATTAGCACATATACTGACGAGCAAAACCTTTTTGGAGAGGTTGAGCGCGACCCGCTGTTTACCAGAGATCGCTTTGTTCAGCGTATGCAGAGCATACCAGAGAGCCATAAGAACTTTCATGAGACATTAGCCAGAGCCAAGAACGATGATCACTTTGATTTCTTGGTTGGGGCTGTATCAGAAGAACTGCTCTATAAAGAAGAAGCTGCCAACGCGCCAATCACGGCGCAGTTTGCGTCTGAGCTGACTGACATCAGCAATCTTGCGCTATTTATACCTGCATTAAATCAGGTTAAGGTAGCTAAGACTGGTATTGATGCCTTCAAAACTGCAGCAAAGTTTGGCTTTGGTGCTGGTGTGGCATCCGAAACTATCCGCGCACCCTTTGCTTATGCTGATAGTGATTGGGAATCTGCTGCCAACATCGGCATGACCACTGTGTTTTCTGGCGCATTGGGTAGTTCAGCGCATTACCTAAAGCCATTCATCAAATCAGCAGCAAGAAAGGCATCAGATTTTGCTAATGGTAGACCTGTTCGGCACACTTATGACGAAGATGGTAACATTATTCTTGCTGGCGATGACGGTTACGTTGGGCAGTCTGGCGGTGATTTTGATGCTGTTACTGGCAACCCTCTTGGATCTCCATCGCAGCGCATCCTATCTGATAAGAACGTGCCTCAAGAAGTTAAGGGAATGTTTCATGCGCTTACTTCAAACGCTTCTGTAAGCGTTCAAGGCAACCGCAGCGGCATGGCGCAGCAATCAGTAGCTATGCGCATTGTGCCGTTTTATGGTACGTTTATGCGTACGCAACGCGGCTTGCGCGATTTGCACGCGCAGCAAGTAACAGGTGAGATTGACACAACTGCACAATCTATTGCTGGTGCTTACTCTCCATTTACAAAAGATTACGATGATTGGCTTGGTGACACGATCAATCGCATGGTGTTGTCAAAGTCGGATGACCCACGGTTGGTGCGTCAAGCTCAAGATGGCATGACACAGCAGCAAGCTGATGCAATCGTACAGCTTGATCAGTTGTTTAAACAGATTGATGATGACTCTAATTTTACTGGCGTGTTCAAACGCAATGAAGAATTAAAGGCACGCATCGATAACCTCAACAAAGAACTTGAGGAATTAAACACCAAAGACAAAAGCATCAGAGATGCTGATGGCAAGGGTGCAAAGCAGGGCATATCTAAGGCACAGTTTGCAGCTTTAGAAAGTGGTGCAGCACGCATTGCTAAGATTAAAAAAGAAATTGACGATCTCACAGGCGCAATGAAGAAGCCGACACGGCAGGACTTTGCCTTCCCCATCTTTTACAACAAGCAATTGCTAATGTCTGATGACATGGCACGCGAAGGTCTAACACAAAAATTTGAAGCGCATTACATAAGAGAGCGTTCTGCAATGGGGCCGGATGAAACTATGCCGTCAACCACACCGCGCGAAGATGCAGAGCGCACTGTTATGCGTATACTGCAAGAGGATGCTGATGATTTTGAAAATCTGCAGGCAGACTTTGCTGGCGGCAGCAAACATCTTCGCAATCGCAAAACCAACATTCCTGTGCATGAAGTTATGGACTACATCATCAAGGATGAGGATGCACTCTATAGCTATATAGAGCGCATGGGTAAGAAGATTGCGTTTGCTGAATCATATGGCGGCAAAAACATTGACGAGGTTCTTGGCGATATTGAAACATCGCTTCGCAAAAAAGGTGGCTTTAGCGAACAACGCATTGCACGCATCAAGTCTGATTTTTATGGTGATTATGAGCGTGTCATGGGGTCAATTGTTCGCCGTCCAGACAGGCTAGATAACCAAACTGTCAAGGCTCTGCGCTCATACACTGGCTGGGTATATCTGCCTTATGCTGGTTATTCTGCAATTACGGATGTTGGCAGCATTGCGCTTGCGCATGGCGTAATGCCAACCCTCAAGGCTGCATGGTCTGGTGTCCGTGACATGGGTTACACAAGCAAAGTGTTTCGTCAGATCAACATGGCAGGTGAGGTGCTGGACATTACTCGCAATGTAATTGCGCGCGAAATCTTGTCTGACAATGTGAAGCGCATCAAACCTAACATGGTTGAAAAAGCAACCAGCATTGGCAACAAAGCCTTCTACACAATGAACGGCCTTGCTCCAATTACTGTTGCTGGCAAGACGCTTGATCAGATACTGGTGCAAGACAAGTTCTTCAAGCTGTCACGCAAGCTGGCTGCGGGCAAGATCAACAAGTTCGATACCGAGTTCATGGCACGCTATGGTATTGATCAGGAGATGGCTGAGTATATTGCGAAGATGCCTGTTGAGCGTCATCCAAGTGCTGACTTTCATTTCAGTGCAACAGACAAATGGCCGCAAGATACACCGCAGGCAAGGCGTGCATTGCGTACATATCAGGCAGCTATTGATGCGCATGCCAATAACACCATCATCATGGCGACAACCTTCGATAAGCCGCAGTTTATGGATGGCCTGCTCTACATGAAAGATAACTCATTCTTTCAGCAAGCACGCAAGCTATGGCCTGAGTCATTTAAGATCGAGGATCGTGTGTCTACTGCAGGTCAGAAGATGGTGCGCATGGACAGCCAGCTTATGACGCTGCCATTTACGTTCATGAACTTTGCCTTTGGTGCAAACAACAAGATCGTTAATGTTATCCGTGACCCGAACAGGCTGCATAACGCACAAGGCGTGATCGCTTTGCTTGGCATGTCGTATCTGTCACTTGAAATGAAAGACAAGTCATGGTGGCGTGGTGCTGACAGTGTTGAGACAGTGGCGCGTGTTGTAGATCACAGCGGATTGCTGGGTATCTATACTGATCTTGGCTATATGGGTCTTTCGATGGGCGTAAATAGCGGCATGATTGGCGCAACATCATCACCCATACCACCAAAATACATCGATCCAGATATTAACAAAAGGTTTGGTAACTTTGTTACTGAGCCATTTGGTGCGCCTGTTGGATTGGCGCAGGATATGTACCGCGTTGCTAGAGAATACAGCAATGGCAACAACGCTACAGCAAGCAAAGATTTATTTTATACGCTGCCATTTATAGGTCTTCCATATGTCGCCGGAACGGCAAGGGATCTATGGAATGCTGGCCGTTAATTGTGCGTGGAGAAATGCATTAGTGCATGATAGAGGGATACTATGACAATAAACTTGAGCGATAATTCACCGCGAGTAATCTACACTGTGGCCGCTGGGGTTACACAGTCTAGCTTTACTGTGCCTTTTGATTTTTTTGAAGAAGGCGATATTAATGTTTATGTCGATGGTGTTCTTAAAACCATCACAACAGATTACACTGTAAGTGGCGGCAGCGGCACAGGCGGCACAGTTGCAATGTCAGTCACCGGCATATCTGGTGGCAGTAGCGTTGTTCTTACACGCGATGTTGCTTTGGAAAGAACCACAGACTTCCCAACATCTGGCCCATTCGATGTGTCTAGCTTAAACAATGAG